CTTTTAACTACATAATTAAAATGTGGGAAAAGAAATATGCCCTTGGCTTTTGGATGAAAACTCCAGGTCGCAAGTCTAAAATGAAGAGAAGCGCCTTTATTTCCACAATAGGGTTTTCTAATTTCAAAAAGTTGTGGGCCAGGACATTCTATTATGCATCTCAGATTGCCCCCGTGGCCCACGTCTCTGTGAAAGGAGAGGCCCTGCCTCCTAAGAAGTGGCAAAATGGGCTAGTGCGTTCAATCATAGGATCTCCCATCACCCATTATATTATGTCGACGGTTTTCAACTATGGCCCCAACCATCATTTTGATTGGGAATCAACCCCCATAAAAGTCGGTATGCCTTTGAATGGGCATTGGATGTCCGATCTCTTTGCGAAGCACGGCCGTTTTGACATTCATGTTGAAGGCGACTTTACAGCCTTTGACTCCACTGTCGACGGCCCCATCATCGAGATCATCAAGGCAGTCCGGAAGCGTGGGTACGATTACCATAAAGACAGGTCTGCTATTTGTGACCTGATAGATATTTCATACGATCAAGTCCTTTCACAACAGTTAGGACATACATCGACAGGTAATATTTTCCGTAAGGGGACTGGCGAAACCACTGGCCACTCATCCACATCAATGGATAACAGCATGGCCTTGACAATTTTGTACTTGGCTGCATGGAAGGAACTCACTGGGAAAAATGCCCGTGAATTCCTTTTCTTTAATGAGTTGTCCTGCTATGGGGACGACCATCTTTTGTCCATTGCTAATTCCAGGCCTCGTGCCTGGAATCCTCGTAACATTAAGAGGGTCATGTCCCGATGGGGCGTGACTAACAATTTGGAAGTCAAACCTCTGGCTGAATGTGAGTTCCTTTCCAAGAGGTGTGCCCGTGTTTCAAACACACTGGCGGCCGAAATGCGAGTGCACGGTGTTGCTCTCCGAACTTACGCCGTCTGGCATAACAAGGCCAAGTTAGTTGGTAAGTTGGTGGCTCCTGTCAAAAATGCAAATCCCAACTACCAGGTCAAGAGGTTGCTGTCCTACATAACCTTGACTGCACACCATAAAGATGTTTATGATGGAATTTGCACTGCCCTCGAATCATCTTGGCTCAAGAAGGCCCTAGTGGCATCAAAACTTAAGGTGCCTTCTTACACCCAGGTGTTGAGGATGTGGTATAATCCTTCAGCTCAGCCTTTTCACCCTGACCCTGACCCTGATTCCCTTCTGGTTAATGATGGGTCATTAGTTCAATATGGGTTTTAGCCGTGCTTTTCAGTCTCAGTTAGCCCCTCTTCTGGTCTGGGTGGTTGACTTTATAGCTTCAACCAATGGTACTCCCACAAGTGGCATGTTAAACTGGGCCCTGAG